GCCGGATGCTTTACGCCAGTTGCGCATTTGGTTCTGGGTGATGTTCGGACTAATGCGAACATGAACACCAGGACGTTCTGGTACTTCAAGCAAAACTACCGTGCGTTCTACCTTCTTGGTAATAACTTCACGAAGTCGGTCTAACGCAGTATCGCCCTTTGGGGCAGCTTCTGCTTTCGCCTGCTTTGCTTTTGCTGGTGAAACTGGAACTTCTACTTCTGTGCTGTAAAGGCTGTTGTCGCTCATGTGGCAAAAACTACCACACAGACAGTGAAGTCCAGTGCAACTACCGTTTGTCTAGTTTTAAAGAAACTAGGCTGTTGGGGATTCGACGTCCTGGATTGCAAATGTCAAAGCAAATGTTGCTGGTGCGCCCGATGACGAGTCGCCATCTGGCTCGGTGATTCCAACAAGAAGAGCCTTGTAGTAAACGCGGTCAGTTCCAGGAACTGCAAGGTCGCAGTCGAAAACCTGTACTGTTACGTCGTACTCTGCACGACCAACGAGTGGGCGGAGACGGGCAATCTTCTCTGCGATTCCGGTTCCAAGCTCTGATGCAACTCTATCTGAGTCGTAGTGAGCGGTCAATGTGATGTCACCTATTTCAGATGGTGCACAAAGAACTGTTGGGCGAAGCTTTCCGCCTTCGTAGATTTTTTCAACGGAAGCGGTTATCTCACCACCAGACACCTGAGCAAACTTGAAGCTTGTCCACTTTGGGTGTGTCTGATTTGTTGGCACAATACTTCCAAGTACTTGCCTTTGTGAAACTTTGGTATTTGGCATGCTTTATTCCTCCGTTAGACGACTGACGCCGTAAGGTTTGACTTGATAATGTCGACTTCGATTTTGTCGCCGATACTGCTGACGCGGAGGCCAACTTTTGCCTTGACAGTGCCACCGGCAAGCTGTGAGACTGGGTTGAGCTTTGCATCACATCGGACAGTGAAACCTGAGTCAATCTTTCGTCCGTTTGCATCGTAGGCCTCAAACAAGGCTCCAATGTCGCGAAGCGGGGAAAGAATTGCGATAAGGCGTGACTCGATTGCGCTGAAGATTGTGTTTCTTCCGTCAATCGTGCTGAAGACAAGGTCTTCAAGGCTTCTGCCAGCTTCAATAACAACGTGATTCACGGTGTCTTGTGCTGTTATGTATCTGAAGTTCTCATCATCGGATGACAATGAACGTGCTCCATAGATTCGGACAGAGTTCTGAATGATTCTAATTGCATTGACACAGCTGTCGTCGAGTGAGTCACCGTTCGTCTTGTCGATGTCCGTCTTTACGCCAGTAACAAAACGTGATGCTGAGAGCAAGCCTGCAGCCGGAACGTGAGAGCCGGTCTGGTTGTGGGCAGTTGCTCTTTTTGCTGCTACATAACCAACTGGTGGAATAAATCGGCTTACGCCATTTACTGTTGTCGGAACTTGAATCCATGGATAGTACAGAGCTGCGTGCTCGGCATTATCTCCACCTTGAAGCGCGACTGCTGTTGCCTTGACAGCTGCAATGTTTGCGCCTTCTACGTCATGCAGGATTGCAATTCTGCTATTCGTGTTTGCGTGCGCGATTAATTCGTCATGCATTGTTGAGTTTGAAATCTCAGGACATGTGACAGCGCCAGAGCCAAGTGCTCCGTTAAACAGGTCGAGTGAATCAACGTAGTCACCCACAACAATAGTTGAACCAGCAGCTCCAGTTGAAAGCGCTGTTGCAGCAATTGCTTCTGGGAGCAATATTGTTCCTTCTGTTGCTGTCGCCGAAACATACTGAGTTGCTACTGCGCTAAGATTGATTCTTCCAGCTGCTTGTGCTGTTGATGTTACTGTCCCTGTTGAGTAAACAAGAACGTCTTGGTAGTAAAGGTTGATTTTGAAAGATGTTCCTGCAACAACTTCAACAACTTCTGCGTCCACATCGGCGCTCCAAACGCCAGGTCCGTTTGCGGTCAATGTCATGACAACTACGGACGAGGATGGAGCTTCGAGGGAGATAGCTCCAGATGTTGCGCCAGTTCCTACGGTGCGAGCGACGTAGCACTGTGTGCCACCTTCTTCAAAAAATGTCTCAACTGTCGGGTGTAGGTAGGAGCTTGAAATGTATCCACCGAACTTTGATTCAAAGTCAGCAATGCTCTCAATGAGTACTGCTTCGTCTGATGGGCCGCGCTCTGCTTTGCCAACCACGAAGAGTTGCGATGATTCGCGAACCGTTGTTGCTGATGGACCTGTTCTTACTGCTGTCGAAATGACTACACCGGGCATTGGACACTCCTGTTGCTCGTTTTAGGATTTTGAATCCCGCCTATTGGTTTCAATTGTACAGATGCTGGACCTTTATCTAATGCAACTGTTAAAAAGATTTGAATTAAACGGTTTTATGTTTTAAACCTTTTTTATTGTACTTCACGCAGGCTCAAATGTCGGTAGCTCTTTTATTTCACTCGTATCTGGGTCTATTTGGACTCCAGTCTGGGTTACTTCTAGTTCAATTTCCGCAACTTCACCGATTGGTTCTCTTGTGACTATCTCGTCAATTTGGAGGGTGTAAGAAATATATGAGCCAGCAAGAAATCTGTCGCCCTTCAATAGAGTTAAATCAGAGAACTCTTCGCGTAGTGTCGATTCGTCAATCATTGCACGAAAAGAGTTTCTAGCGTCGTACGCCTTGAGGCATGGATAATCGAGAAGTGAAGCTCTTAGGACTGTGGTCAGACGGTCTCTCATTGTTGTTGCAGCCTCTGCACCATCTGCTCTCGCCCAAATGTAGGTGCGCATTGCGTAATCGACCCTATACAAAGGGTCTGACCCATCGTACCCAATTCTCTCAAACTTACTTGTGGAAATTGCAACGGTGATTATCGTTGGCCATGTGTCCATTGCAATTGGCTCGTGGATGAAGAAATCAAGAGGTGTCGGGAGTGTGATGTCGTCGACGTTCCAGCCGTTCCTATAGCTAATTATCCTTACTGGTACATCAAGTTTTATATATTCATTGACATACGACTTTGCGAATTGTGGTCCGTGCATCAGGCTCATGGCGTCTATCCTGCACCAAGCACGAGATACTTAGCGATTTCGACACCAAGTTCTCTCGGGAATTCCCTAGGCGTAAAAACTATTTTTCTTGCTGGCATCTTGGTAGTGCCGTACTGATGGAATTTTGCGTACTCAACAGAAGTCCCAAACGTGGCGGTAGTTTTCTCAATCACGTTCACAGCCGAGTCGTTCATGTTGGTCAAACTTCTAAACAGATTTCCAGACCTGACCATAGTTCCGGCTCCAGGGAAATGTGCCGACTTCCAGGAACCATACTCTTTGTCTAGTGGCTGCCATGGTTTCCCGCTTGGAAGGCCATTTGTCATGAAGTTCGCAGCATTGGCTAGCTCGAGCTGACCTTTTGCCCACTTGAAGACTGGTCTCATATCCCCAGCCCTATCCTTCATGTCTTCCAAGAGACCAAGAACATCGTCGGCCTTTACTTCGACCTCAATCGTTATTCTTCCAGTTGTTCTAGCCATTACGCAACCCGGACTCTTCTGTATCTCCTGACAGAAGCGAGTTCCCTATCGCTGAATCCAGTCTCCAGGGGAGCAACGTTTCTTGTGTTTAAATCTTTAACACCGACAACATCGTCGTGCATATTTTGTATCTCCCTGGTGGCTGCACGCAGAATCATTAACTTGAACATCTTGATGTTTTCACCGTCGAGACCAGCGGTATAGGTGACCGTGACTACGTCATTTGCAAACCCGAAGAAATATTCAATTCCGTAACGGGTTACCACATAGTCGCTTTCGACAGTAAGGGTGCGCACGCTTCCGAATTGCGGTTTTACTGTCACCTCGGCCACGGAGACGATAGGCGAGTTTCTCATGTAGATAGTTTGAGGTGGCTCGCTATAGACCGTATTCTCGACCGGGCTTGTTGTGCTGAAAGAATCGCCGACAGGCCTGTTGGCCGACAGGAACGTACCCATTGGTACGCCTATATGCCCAGAATCAAGAACATATTCCTCTGTGAATTCGGTTGGCTCAACCGGCCTGCGGAGGTATGCCTCTAATTCGCTTTGCAAACCCTCCAAAACCATATCTGCTGCATCTTGCTGACGCAGAGATAGGGAGATATCCATGTATGTGACTAGGTCTGGGACTGATACGAGCATCATCTACCTCTGTGGTCGCAACTTTTCAGTCCAATTGTAGCACTTATGGAAAAGTACTAATTATTTAACACTCTAAGATTTAGTGTTAACGACTTTTTTTTGCTGCTTTCTTGACTGGAGCGGCTTTCTTGGCGACCTTCTTGGCCGGTCTGGCTGTTTTCTTTGCAGCCTTCTTGCCTGCCTTCTTGATTGTAGAGGCCCTCTTCGTGGCGGCCTTCTTGACTGCCTTTGCCTTTGAGGCTTTCTTAACTGTGGCAGCCTTCTTTGCTGCTTGTGCAGCACGAGCTCTTTTGGCAATTCTTCCAGACTCTTTAAATAGGGAGTTGCGTCTTTTTGTGTCCGGACCACCCTTTTGCCCGTATTTGCTCATTTCTTTTGCAA